TGGATGAAGAGCCTAGCCGTGAGCTATACAGCCAAGCGGTGACAAGGACGCTAGATAGAAGAGGTATGGTTTACATGACATTCACGCCAGAAAATGGAATGACAGAAACTGTAGCTTCCTTTATGAACCGTATCCAACCGGGCCAATCCCTGACTAACGCCACATGGGATGATGCATCTGAACGGATCATGTCCATGCACGGAAATCCCGGTCATCTATCTGAAACCGTGATGACCCAGATTCTCTCAGCATACTCCCCGCATGAGAGGGAGATGCGTAGATACGGAAGACCATCTATAGGCTCCGGCCTTGTTTTCCCTGTCTCAGAAGAAGATATAATGATCGAGCCAATAATGATAGAAGATCATTGGCCTAGAATAGCAGCAATAGATTTTGGTTGGGATCATCCAACCGCATTGGTTTGGTGTGCTGTAGACAACGAGAGCGAAACCTTTTATATCTACGATTGCTACAGAGCTTCCAAAGCAAGTCCTACGGTTCATGCGCAAAATATAAAAATGAGGCCGCATTTTATTCCTATAGCCTACCCACATGACGGAAATCGCAGGGATAGTATGGGAAACCCCGGACTAGCTGATCAGTACAGGAACCTCGGTTGTAACTTTATGTTAGAGCATTTTACTAATCCACCAGCATTGGGCAGTAACAAAGGATCAAACTCCATAGAAGAGGGTTTGATGGCAATGCTTCAGAGTATAGAGGCTAAAAAGTTTAAGGTGTTTAACACTCTTGGAGATTGGTTTGAAGAGTTTAGAATGTATCACAGAAAAGATGGGAAGGTGGTTCCTTTAAGGGATGACCTCTTGAGTGCGACTCGATATGCATTTCAGTCTAAACGATTTGCTGTGGCGGGTGAAGACCCATCATGGACAATGGACGTAGAATATAGGAATTATGGAATTGTTTAATGGCTAAAGAAAAAATTACTGACGAAGAACTAATCACTAGAATCCGTAGCGAGGTTACAGGTTCTCTTGGTTATATGGGAGATACTATCTCTCAGCAGAGGGAACAGGCTATGTCGTATTACTATGGCTTACCCTTTGGCAACGAGATAGATGGCAGAAGCCAGTATGTAGACTCCACCGTACAGGATACCATTGAGTGGATAAAACCCTCTCTTATGAGAGTGTTTGCCTCCGGCGATGAGATGGTTAAGTTTAACCCTCACGGCCCGGAAGATGTAGAAATGGCTAAACAGGCTACAGACTATGTTAATTACGTCTTTACAAAAGACAATCCGGGCTGGGAGATTATGTATTCTTGGTTTACGGATGCTTTGTTATCAAAGAACGGAATTGTAAAAGTCTGGTGGGATGAGTATGAAGAAGAAGAGAGAGAGGAGTATCATAATCTAGATGAGATTTCTTTAATCTCTCTTATCTCTGATGACGGTGTTGAGGTTGTAGAGCATACTGAAATAACTGAAGGTGAACAGCCTTACCATGATTTAGTAATAAAAAGAAAGAGTTATGATGGTCGGATAAAGATAGAAAATGTTCCGCCTTCCGAGTTCCTGATTTCTAGAGAGTCTAAAAACTTACAGGATGCTAGATTCGTATGTCATCGAGTTTTAAAGACCCTATCTGAGTTGAGGGAAATGTATCCTGATGAGAATTTAGAGGCAGAAGAGTTAGGTGGTGGTGATGACATGACCGATTTCTCTGCGGAGAGATTAGAGAGATACAAGTTTGATAAATCAGCACAATATTGGGAAGGCTGGGGAGATGCTGGATTCAACGAGGAAGAAGGTTTAAGAACATATTGGTTATATGAGTCTTTTATAAAGACTGATTATGACGGTGATGGAATTACAGAACTTAGGAAGATATGTAGTGTGGGTAATAAAATCCTACAGAATGATGCGATAGATAAAATCCCATTCGTATCCATTACCCCTGTAAAGATTCCTCATAAGTTCTTTGGTCTTTCAGTGGCTGACCTTGTTATGGACCTTCAGCTAATGAAGAGTACGCTCATGCGTAATCTCATGGATAATATGTACAACCAGAACTTTGGTCGCTATGCTGTCCTTGAGGGACAGGCTAACTTAGACGATCTTTTGACACAACGACCGGGCGGCGTAGTCAGGGTAAAATCCCCCCAAGCTGTCACCCCCTTGGCTACTCCCGCCCTTGAACCCTACTCGTTCCAGATGCTGGAATACCTTGATGGTGTAAGGGAAGCCAGAGCCGGTGTATCTAAGATGTCTCAGGGACTTGATGAAAATGCTCTTACATCACACACTACAGCTACCGCTGTCAACGCTGTTATGGGAGCCGCACAAAGTAGAGTAGAACTAATCGCTCGTAACTTTGCCGAGACTGGTGTTAAAGACTTAATGATCTGTATCTACGAACTCCTGCATAAGAATCAGGATAAAGAGCGCATGATACAGTTAAGGAATGAATGGATTCCCGTAAGACCTGATGTCTGGCGCGATAAGTTTGACTGCACTGTAAGTGTTGCTTTAGGGAATGGAAACAAAGACCAGCACATGATGCATCTATCTCAGATGCTACAGTTTGCCGGTGAAGCTATGAAGGGTGGTCTGCCTATAGTTAGTATGCAAAATATGTATAACCTTAGCGCCTCTCTTGTGAAGGCTATGGGTTTTCAGAATGTTAATGATTACCTAACAGACCCATCACAGATGCCCCCACAGCAGGAAGAGGGTCCATCTCCAGAAGAGCAGACGGCACAAATGGAAGCTCAGGTGAAACAGGAAGAGTTAAAGATCAAGGCCGCAGAGGTTCAGATCAAGGCTCAGAAGATTCAGCAGGAATACCAGAAGTTACAGGTAGATGCCAGCTTGAAGCAACAGGAAATTAACATTGAGCGCGATCAGAAACGCGCCGTAGCTATAGGTAGAACGTAATGGCAAATTTAAAACCTCAGGTAGCAACCGCTATGCGGAATATATTCTCCCAGAAGAGTAAATTAAGATTAAAAGATGGATTGGACAAAGAAATAAAGAAACTAGAGTCTGCTGCTCAGACACCATTCGAGAAAGGTAAAAGACGGAAACGGATGCAGCAATCAAGGGCGCATCGCGTTTCATAACCTATAGGTAGAACATGACACCAG